AATTAAACACGACCTTGCACTGGGTTATATTACCAATGCCATCGGTGTTGACGAACAAGCTGAAGCGGAAGCCATGCGCCTCCGCGACGCTTGGGTTGCTCACCCGGATCACACGATCCTCAAGGCATTGGTTGCCGAACGTGCGATTTTCTTTGTGCTACTACCCTTTTTCCGTTTTAACGGAGATGCGGGGTTGCGTACGGTAAGTGCTGACATCTCTCGTGACGAACAAGTTCACGTGGCTGTCAACTCTTTGGTCGCACGTGAGCTTAACCTTGAGGTTTCTCCCTCGTTGGATAAACTTCGTAAGGCTACTATTAACTGGATTATGCAACCACTCAAGTCTAATAATCCTAATAAATATCTAAACAAAAAATTTTGGCTTGATTCCAGTGATCGCCTGATGTACGAAGGTAAAGCACCTGAGCTTGCAGAAACTAAGCGAGCACGTATGCCAGCGTTCTTTGAACATGCCAACCCTAACCTTCCACAGTATGCATAACTATGGGCGCACTACGAGACCAAATGCGGCAGCAAATGCTCGACAAAGAGCGTAACGATTTTTACAAAACGTCTGGCGAACGCATGACATCAATGCAGAAACAGCTTGACGAAATCTCAAATATGTATAAACAGCAACAAGAACGTCGTCAACAGCGTCGTGCTAACTACGCTGCCCCTACCGTGGGTCAGCAAATGGGTGGTGGTGCTGTTGGTGGTACCGGTCTTCGCATTAGCAAAGGCGGTATGTCACCTAGTGCTCGCCGCCGTATGCGTAGAGCAGGTTAAGTTCTATGACCACCCCTTACGTTCCTAAACTAGATTTAAGGCGTCTTCTGGAAGAACTAGAAGATGTTTATCCACCCGTCAACCCTTCACCTGACACACCGCTAAACCAGATCATGTATCGAGCTGGTCAACGTAGTGTGTTGGAGTGGATTGAAAACCGACTCGATGAGGAGATTTAATCATGGGCGCTGGACGCCGACAGCATCATGCACGTGAACAAGCGATGCGTGATGCCAATGCTGAAGCCAATCGTCAAAGAGCAATGATGGAACAGCAGCAAAAAGCTATGGAAGAGCAGTTGAAACTTCAACGCGAAGCCATGATGAAGCAAACAGAAGCCATGCGTGAAGCTATGGCACCTGACATTCGTAAAACTACTGGGGCTACCCTTGGTGCTCAAAACCTTGGCGTCCGCACTAGCCGTGCTCGTCGTCAAGCAACCGCTGCTACTGTTGGCAGAGGTATTTCTTCGCTTCGTATCCCCCTTAACATCGGTGGTGACACCGGTTCTGGACTTAACATTGGTTAATTAAATGAGCGCAAAAGGCAGGTACGATCATCTATCTAGCTACCGTTCTCAGTTTCTAGACACAGCGGTTGAGTGTTCAAAACTCACCATTCCTTACCTCATCCAACGTGATGAGTTCCGTGTTACCCATCAAACTTTAAAGCAACCTTGGCAATCCGTAGGTGCAAAGGGTGTAGTGACATTGGCATCTAAACTGATGCTGTCCCTCCTACCTCCTCAAACTACGTTCTTCAAACTTCAACTTCGTGACGATAAACTTGGTGAGGAACTTCCTCCTGAGATGCGTTCCGAACTTGATCTCAGCTTTGCCAAGATGGAGCGTATGGTGATGGATTCGGTTGCTGCTTCCAGTGATCGCGTCGTTGTTCACCAGGCTCTCAAGCATCTGGTGGTTGGTGGTAACGCCCTAATCTTTATGGGTAAGGAAGGGTTGAAACACTACCCACTGAATCGCTACGTTGTCGATAGGGATGGGAATGGTAACGTAATTGAGATCGTCACCAAAGAACTAATCAACAAAAATCTTCTACCTCCTGAAATTATCAAGGAACCTCTTCCTGTTATGGATGAAGGTTTCTCTCATGAAAATGACGTAGAAGTTTATACCCATGTACGGCTAGATAACAATCGTTGGCTCTGGCACCAGGAAGTCTATGGCAAAAAAATTCCAGGCTCCGATAGCAAAGCTCCGAAGGATGCTAGTCCTTGGCTTGTACTGCGTTTCAATTCTGTCGATGGCGAAAACTATGGACGGGGCAGAGTTGAGGAATTCTTGGGAGATCTTAAGTCGCTTGATGCACTCTCCCAGTCCCTCGTAGAAGGCTCTGCAGCAGCCGCTAAGGTCGTCTTCGTGGTATCACCCTCAAGTACGACTAAAGCCCAAACGCTGGCGAAGGCAGGCAACGGTGCGATCGTTCAAGGTCGTCCCGATGACATCGGTGTTATCCAAGTAGGTAAGACCGCTGACTTCAGTACCGCCTCTAATATGGCTGCTAATCTTGAGCGTCGTTTATCTGATGCTTTCCTTGTGATGAGCGTCCGACAAGCAGAACGAGTTACAGCTGAAGAGGTTCGTCTAACTCAACTTGAACTTGAACAACAGCTTGGCGGTTTGTTCTCCCTGCTGACTGTTGAGTTTCTTCTTCCTTATCTTAACCGTAAACTGCTGGTTCTTCAACGCAGTGGACAACTACCAAAAATTCCTAAGGATCTGGTTAATCCTACTATTGTTGCAGGAATCAATGCTCTTGGTCGTGGTCAAGATCGTGAGTCTCTCACTTCCTTCATCATGACTATTGCCCAGACTCTTGGACCTGATGCACTGATGCAATACATCAATGCTGATGAAGCTATCAAGCGTCTGGCAGCTGCACAAGGTATCGACGTACTCAACCTTGTGAAGTCTGTGGAGCAGATCCAGCAAGAACAAGCTGATGCTGCTCAAGCACAAGAGGATCAACTCATGATGCAACAAGCAGGTCAGATGCTTAAATCACCCCTGGCAGATCCATCCAAGAACCCTATGGCAGCTGAGACTGTCAATGCGGCAATGGGTGAGGATGTCATCCCACCAATGCAATAACTATGGCAGAAATTTTATCTTACGATCCAGCTGGTGATCCCGAAGTTGTCGGTGCAATGGAAGCCGACCAGGCTGAGTCTCTGGCTATTGGAGAAGAGATGATCAACCAAGCTAACGCTCGGTTGGCTGGAAAGTACAAAGATGCACAAGAGCTTGAAAGAGCTTACATCGAACTTGAAAAGAAACTTGGTTCACGTGATGGACAAGAAGAAGAAACGTCGGAATCAGAGCCTCAAGATCAGCAGGAAGAACGGTCTGAGTATTCTTCGCAAATCGAAGCCATTAGTAGAGCTTCGGAAGAATTCAATTCGAAGGGCGAACTAAGTGCTGAGACACTTGCTCAGTTTGAGCAGATGTCATCTAAGGAACTTGTTCAAGCGTACTTTGAGTATGAACAAAATCTTCCTACCTTTGATGCTCCTCAATCCGTTGAGCTGTCACAAGGAGACATCAACACCATCCAAAACTCTGTAGGTGGTGAAGCTGCTTATCAACAACTTGTTGGTTGGGCAGCACAAAATTTCTCCGAAGCTGAGATTCAAGCCTTTGATAACGTTGTTGATTCTGGTAACGTTGCTGCAATCAATCTTGCTCTTGCTGGACTCAAAGCACGTTACACTGATGCCGTTGGCTACGAAGGAAACATGATTCAAGGTAAAACTGCTGCCCCTGCTGACACATTTAAGAGTCAAGCAGAGGTAGTACGGGCAATGTCTGATCCTAAGTATGATCGTGATCCTGCGTATCGTGATGAGATCATGCAGAAGCTTGCCCGATCTGAACTTAAATTCTAAATGAACGACACTAACATCTGGGCTAAAGAGCCACCCCTTATTATGTCTGATCATCCTTACGGTGTCCCACACAACGAACGAGCTGAGCAGCTTAACGGTCGCCTTGCTATGCTTGGCGTCATGGCTGCTCTTGGCGCTTACGCGCTGACTGGTCAAATCATTCCTGGTATCTGGTAATGCCGCTTAAGAAGGGTAAGTCTAAGAAAGCAGTTTCTGCTAACATCAAACAACTGAAGATCGAAGGCTACCCTCAAAAGCAAGCAGTAGCTATTGCCATGAGTAAAGCTGGTAAATCCCGCAAGAAAAAGTAATGGCTAAGCCTGGTCTTTATGCAAACATCCACGCCAAACGCAAGCGTATCGCTGCAGGCAGTGGTGAAAAAATGAGGAAGCCTGGGTCTAAAGGAGCGCCCACGGCTGCTAACTTCAAACGCTCCGCTAAAACTGCTAAGAAAAACAAACTCAAAATCAAATGAAAATCCTTGCTATCCTCCCCGCAACCCTGATTGCTGCTGCTCCCGCATTCGCTGGTCCTTATGCCAATGTGGAAGCTAACTCTGGTTTTACCGGTTCTGACTACAGCGGTACCTCTACTGACTTCCACGTTGGTTACGAAGGTTCCTCTGGTGTGCTTGGCTACTACATCCAAGCTGGTCCTTCTGTGATCTCGCCTGATGGCGGTGAAGCAGAAACCAAGTTCACTGGTAAGACTGGTGGCTCGGTTGCTGCAAGTGAAAAGCTTGATGTGTACGGTGAAATCAGTTTCGCTGCTGACACTGTTAACTCCTATGGCACCAAAGTTGGTGTGAAGTATAAGTTCTGATTACTATGATTGAATGTCCCACCT